AAAAAACGTCCTATCCCACCAATAATTGTTGGAGAGTTTGATCCATATTTGAAAGGGTTCTCTCGAGAATTGCCCAAATTTGTGGATATTGCTCCTGGATATTTTGAGAGTGTGTTTCAGTTTTTTAAACCACATGCTCTTGTTGCACCTAGGAAGATTGGAAGCTCTAGTTATTCAAAGTCTGGTCTAGCTCCTGATCCGGGTGTGGAATTCCAAGAATATCTACCTAGTGTGATGAATTTTGAAGCGCTGTTTCGCGGATTAACGCGTGGTACTCTTCCTGGTACTATTGCTCATTTTGATATGATGCGAGATATGTCTGCTATTTTTCATTACAAATTTGGTCCCTTTCTTATTGGTTCAAAAGTTTCAACGCTGTCTGAAGTCTTGTCGTCAATGGAGTTGACTACTAGTCCTGGTTGGCCTTATTGTTACTTTCATTCTACTAAACTTGAAGCTCTCATGGGAGAGTGGAGACATGTATTGAAAGTGATAAAAAGGATGTTTAAAGGAAAAGAAGTTCATATGTTAACTCAATTGACTTTGAAGGACGAGCTTCTCTCAGCATTAAAGGTGGAAGGAAAACGTTCTAGGATATTTTCAAATGTATCGTTGCCTGTTAACCTTGTTGGAGCAATTTTGTTCAATGATCAGAACAATAAGATGCATGAGTCTTTGTTCCAACATCCAAATACTATTGGTGTAGATTTGCCTGGTCCTGGTTTTTTGAATATCTACACAAAATTGTCTGCATTTGTTAAAGACCCTAACAAGAAAGTTGGCTGGGATGATGATGCATCATCCTGGGACATTTTATTTTTGCAGATACTTATTTATGTAATAATGGATGGAAGAATGAAATATTTACCTGATTGGACGCGTCAGGCTGTTTATCGCTATTATGCAGAAGTCTACGCTGGATATCGTGTTGTCCTCGGTCGTGTTTTACGATTTTGGATGGACCCCAGTGGTCATTTAAATACAGCTGATGATAATTCTATTGGGAAGTATCTTTGTTATTACATACCCTTCAAAACTATGAATCCAAATGCTCATTGGAAGGATTTTTGTCGGGCTCTGTCAATTTTCAGCAATGGTGATGATGGTGTCGGAGTTCGTGTTGATGAAACAATCAACTGGCATCCTGTCGCTATGGTTGAAATTCTAGCAACTTGGGGTGTTTACCTTGAGATTACATCTTATGATTTAAAACCTGTGCGTGAACTAGTTTACCTATCCCATACGTTGGTTCGAAGATATGTTCGTTTTGCGAAAATGTGGATTTGGGTTGCTGGTGGAAGGCGTGATAAGATGATTGCTGGATTACGATGGAAACATAAGCATGATGACGCTGTTTCTATGGGTAGATTCTATGCCTTGGTCAATGCTCTTTGGCCTTGGGAAGATGTCTATCAACGGTGTCTTAAAACTGTTGACGATTGGGTTGCCTCTCACCCACGTAACAGAGTGAATGATGATGCCTGGGTTCTCGCTAAGAGAACTAGGAAGACTGAAGAAGAGTTATTTTTTATTAATACTGGTCTACGTTTTTAGACCAGAAACTAAACTACCTACCTGGCCGGTTTGAAATATTATTGTAGGATGGTTTCTGCCAAGCGTGCTGCGAAAAAGAAAGAATTCTTTGAAAAGCAAAAACTTAAACGTACTCAAATGAGATTAAATCAAGAAAAACAAAAAGTCAAGTCTATTCCGAGGCCTCCTCCGAAGCCGAAAAATATGCGCTCAGCTCCAACAAAACGGTCTCGCCAAAATGGGAGATCGAATGTTCGTAGCTCTGGCCTTGCTGCAATTACAGTACGGAAAGCAGCAGTTGCTTCAATTGTTAAAATGTTTTCCCTTCCTGAAGAAGCTATACCGCAAAGATCGCCCATTGGCTGTTCAGTGAAAGTTGGTATTACTCGACCAAAACACAAAAAAGATTGCGAGTTTGTTAACACTGATTATGTTACTCAAACTGGTTATCCTGATGCTGGAACTCAAATGATGGTTGTCTACAAGAATGATAGGTTGAGGAATTTAATCATGAATTTCCCTAATGCTTCGCATTTGCTTCAAATTTATGATTGGTTCTTTCAGAGTGATGATGATGAAGATCCCAACGATCCTGTTGAAACTTACACAATACCTTTCAATCTTGATGAAACTACTAATATGCCTGTTGTTTATGCAAGAGGTGATCAAAATGTTTCAGCTCAATTTGCCCCACACGGTTCTTACATTTATTCTGGTCGTGATAAAAATGTTCCAGATAATTATTGGATGTGGTTGGATGCTTCGAGTGCCTACAATGGTAATGTAGCCGTTTTCTATGAAGATTTTTCTGCTATTACCGATTCTGAAGTTACTTTCTCACTTGATTGGTGGCGTGGTGGTTCTTACATCATGGCCAAAGCAACCAATCAAGTAATTGGTCTTGCTCCTGGAGTTTTACTTGAAAGAAGATACAAAAAAGATGGAAAAAGAAACGTTTTAGTTTCTTCAAGAATTCTCAAAAAGAATAAAGAAAAAGATTGTTGGATGTCAATTAAGGCTGATGAAAAACTTATTGAAAAGTTGAAATCTAAAACAAAGTCAGTCGAATTTCCTGATGGTGAGGTTATTCTTGATGGCCCTGGTTCAGAAGCTGAACCAAGTGTTGATCCTAATGTAAACTTCACTATTGAGGATTGTGGATATTATGCTTTGCGTGTTTATCCTAAAACTAATCCTGAAGCTGATTTGTCTCTTGGTTACACTTTGACTATTTCAAAAGTTGAATTTTCATCTCAATCTGCCTCTTGGGCTCACTTCTCTGTTCCTGATCTTGATGATAATTTTTATGCTAGAGAAATTGGTTCATTGGCTCAAAGTTTGATGTTTACTAACACTACCCCTGAGTTGTCCTCTGGTGGTCAAATTACTGCTTACCAATTTGAATCTGGAAAAGATTGGTACTCTTGGTTCGTTTCTGGCTTTGAAGCTATTGCTGAAGCTAACGGGGGAAAACCATTGCCTGCAAAAAATGGAATGTATGGTTTCCATAAGCCCAGTGACATTAAAAGCTTCAATATGGAAGCTCAATTAACTTTCGGTTCTGGTGTATTTCCTCTATCTTCTCGGTTTGAATTAATGCCTGATGAAGGTGGAGTGGTTATGATGATGACTCGTGATCCTGCTCAACCTGCAGAGGGTTACGTTACAACCTGTACTGTTATGCAATACAGAACTGATAATCAATGGCCTGATCGTCAAAAGGCTACTGTCACTACCCAAGAATATCAACAAGCGATTCAAGATCTTTCTACTATGCCTCAATTTTCTGAAAATCCATCTCATTTGAAAAATATGTTTTCTCGTGCTGTTAAGGCCGTTAACAATGGATTACG